TCGCCATACATAGACGTCTTGTTGAAGAAGAGGGATATGATCCACGATCAGACGAATACTACGGAGAAGTCGATCGAAGGATTAGAGAACAGTTTCCAAACAAGTTTGAAACAGCGAAACCAAAGAAAAAGGTTGACCAAACGGTCGCTCCTGCGGTAAAGTCAGTTTCAAAACAAGGAAAACGAACTGTGAGACTCACACCATCACAAGTCGCAATCGCTAAAAAACTCGGTGTGCCTTTAGAAGAATATGCTAAATACGTGAAGGAGTAGCAATATGGAAAAGAAAACAAGAACCTCACGCTCATCTCAAACTAGAGAAAAAACTGCCAGAAGGCAGCCATGGCGACCACCATCTCGGTTAGATGCGCCGCAAGCCCCAGCGGGCTTTAAATATCGTTGGATCCGTGCAGAAGTTATGGGATCAGAAGACAAAAAGAACGTGTCTGCTCGAATGAGAGAAGGATACGAACCAGTTAGACTGGAAGAACTTGGAGACTTCGAAGCCCCTACTGTAGAAGATGGAGCAATGAAAGGCGTGGTCACTGTAGGTGGATTACTGCTAGCCAAGATACCTGAAGAAATTGTTGAGGAAAGAAAAGCGTATTTTGCTCAACAAACAAGAGATCAACAGGAAGCTGTTGATAACAACCTTCTAAGGGAGCAGCACCCAAGTATGCCTATTGATAATCCAAATAGGCAATCACGAGTAACTTTTGGCGGTGCCAAGAAATCAGATTAGATTTCACACCTAATACATTCGCTAAAATTTTTGGATTAGTAATTAATAATTTATTAGTCTAAGGAGGACTATAATTATGGCAAACCAAGACGCAGCCTTTGGGTTTAGACCTACAAGGCATCTTAGTGGTGGCGATATTACTTCTGAAGAGTACACAATCGCTGCTAACTACGGTACGGCTATTTACAGCGGACAAGTTGTAGAAGCAGTAGCGGGTGGAGGTATAGAGGATGCGGCCGCTGGTGACACTCAACAACTAGGTGTTTTCGGTGGATGTTTTTATACTGATCCCACAACAAGTAAACCAACGTATGCTGCATACTATCCAGCAAGCACTAATGCTTCTGATATTGTTGCTTACGTTTATGCAGATCCGCACATTGTGTTTGAAGCACAGCACGATGGAACTGGAACAGCTGCTATGAATCATTCATGCTTTGATTTTGTAGGCACTGGTGGAAGCACCACTACTGGAAGATCAACGTCAGAGATCGATACTAGCTCATCTGGTACATCTGGTGGTTTCAAGCAAGTTGGAATCTCTAAAGATCCTGAAAACAGTGATACGGGTTCTGCGAATGCAAATGCTTATGTAGTGTTTAACACTGGTGAGCACGTGTATAAACTCACAACTGGCGTATAAGGAGGACTGAATTATGTCAATAAATAGATCACAACTAGCAAAAGAGCTAGAGCCTGGTTTGAATGCATTATTCGGACTAGAGTACGCAACGTACGAGAACCAACACGCTGAGATTTTTGACACAGAAAACTCTGATAGAGCTTTTGAAGAAGAAGTAATGCTATCAGGTTTTGGCGCAGCGGCAGTTAAGCCTGAAGGAACTTCAGTTAACTTTGACAATGCGACTGAGTCATTCACAGCACGTTACTCTCATGAAACTGTAGCCTTAGCGTTTTCGATTACTGAGGAAGCTGTAGAGGATAACCTTTATGACAAAATCAGCACTCGTTACACTAAAGCTTTAGCACGTTCTATGGCACACACTAAGCAAGTGAAAGCAGCGAATGTTTTGAACAATGGATTCAATAGTTCGTTCACAGGTGGAGACGGAGTAGAGTTATTCTCTGATGCTCACCCTACCACTTCTGGTAACCAAAGAAACGAGCTAGCAACAGCTGCAGACCTTAACGAAACATCTTTAGAGCAATCAATGATTGACATTGCTGCATTTGAAGATGACAGAGGTCTAAAAGTTGCTGCCAAAGCACGTAAGATGATCATTCCATCAGCTTTACAATTTACAGCTGACAGATTGATGGCTTCTGCTGGAAGAACAGCTACATCTGATAACGACATCAACGCTATCAGAAACATGGGTATGATTCCTGAAGGTTATGTAGTAAATAACTACTTAACTGACACAGACGCATTCTTCATTAAGACGGATGTGCCTAATGGAATGAAACACTTTCAAAGAGCACCTGTAGCTACTTCTATGGAAGGTGACTTTGAAACTGGTAACGTTAAATACAAAGCTAGGGAAAGATATAGCTTCGGCTTCTCTGACTGGCGTGGTATGTTCGGTTCACCAGGCGCTTAATTTTTAAGCAAAAGAACAATTTAAAGGGCGGCTTCGGCCGCCCTTTTTATTTGCAAACCCCTATCTAAAAGCGTATATTGTAAGCACTGCACATTTTTAAAACAGTTAACGTGGACTCGTGCAGTAGACAAAGTCTCGGACTGCGTTAACAGAAACGGAGACACATATGGCTAGTTCAACTTTTTCAGGTCCGTTGAGATCTGAAAGCACAGTTAAAACTGTCAGTAAAAACTCCTCTACTGGAGCGATTACTGAAATCATTACAATGGGTGATGCACCTGTTGCATTAGGAGATGAAAACAAAACTCTTGATGCCGCAACACACAGCGGAAGAGTTCTTGCGGTTCCTGCAATCGGCGCTAATAGAACTATCACTCTACCTGCACCAGTTGCTGGACAAACTTACAAGTTTATCTACGCTGGCGCTGCAGAAGAAACAGAGAATCTAATTATTGTAACACCAGGAAATAGTAATTTCTTCCTAGGTGGTATCGTACACTTAGACTCTGATGCAGATAACGTATCTGTTTACGCTGACGGAAACTCTAACTCACAGTTAACTCTTACAGACAGTGGTTTGTTTGAGATTAACATTGTTGCTAAAGATAGCACCAATTACTACATTTGGGGTTACGCAGAAGGCGCAGACGCACCTGCATTCGCAGACCAATAATAATTAATGTGGGCCTTCGGGCCCACATGTTCTTGATTAAGGAGGGAACATGGCAGACACAGTAACGGGACCAACAATCCTACAACAAAACGACAAACGAGTTACAATCAAAATAGTTGTACAGTCTGATGGAACAGGTGGAACAACTGTATTTGGTGATGTATCAGCTCTTGCAAAAGACGAGCACGGTAATTCTGTTAGCACTTTATCTCTACAAAGAGTATGGTGGTCGTGTGCAAACGGTGATGGCGGCGACGCTTTTGCTCGTTTAGATTATGAAGATTCGGATGGAGATATTCCAATCATAACTTTAATTGACTCTGGCTATTGGGACTTTAGAGAGTTTGGTGGCATACCAGCAAACACTAGTTCCAACTCTAACGAAAATGACGTAAACTTCGTTGTAGCAGCAGCGGCTGATTCTGGAAACAGCTTTACCTGCATAGCAGAGTTTATCAAAAACTATTAAGAGGTAGCACATGGCTGTATCGGGATCTACAGACTTTAATCTGGAAGCTGCTGAAGTTATTCAAGAGGCCTATGAAAGATGTGGCCTACAAGAAATAAGCGGTAAAGATTTACGCACAGCCGTGCGCAGCATGAATTTGCTCATGTCAGAGTGGGCCAATAGAGGATTAAATTTATGGACTGTATCTCTTGGAACTCAATCAACGACAGCTAGCGATAATGATTATGACTTGGACACTAACATCATAGATGTGTTAGAAGTTTCTTTACGCGATTCAAACAACACAGATACAACGTTAACAAGAATTAGTAGAGCAGACTATCACATGTTGCCCAATAAATCATCAGAAGGAAAACCTTCACAGTTTTATTTTGAAAGAACAACAACACCAACTTTGTTTTTATATCCAACACCTGATTTATCAACGTACACTGTAAGATATTATTTTTTAAAAAGATTAGATGACATAGATGCACCATCTAATAACGCAAACGTGCCTTTTAGATTTTTACCTTGTTTAACTGCTGGAATGGCCTATTATTTGGCGATGAAAAAAGCGCCTGATAAAGTTCCTTTGTTAAAAGCAGTTTATGATGAGGAGTTTGAAAGAGCGCGACAAGAAGACAGAGACAGAGCAGGTTTTAGCGCTGTGCCCGGTCGTTCTTATTTTAACAATTATTAACCAGGAGGTTATATGGATAAATTAAATGCAGTAAAAGACTGGGTGATGGCACTAGATAAAAAGAAAAAAATTGCCATTGCAGCGGTTGTTGTAATTATAGTTATTGCACTAGTAGCGTAATGGAAGCTAGAGCAAGCACAGAATATATTGTTATCCATTGCTCGGCCACCAAGCCGAGCATGGATGTCGATGCAGAAACAATTAGAAATTGGCATGTTAACGAAAGAGGATGGCGTGATATTGGCTATCACAAAGTTATAAAAAGAAATGGAGAAGTAGAAGATGGTCGCGATGTTCGTGATTCTGGCGCACACGCAGCAGGATACAATTCTAAGAGTGTTGGTGTGTGCATGGTGGGTGGAATGGCTGAAGATAATTCTGCTGAAAATAATTTTACTCCACACCAGTGGGTAGCATTGATTATGGAAATTAAAAAATTATCTGAAATGTATCCGGAGGCAAAAATTATCGGACACAATGAAATAAGTGAAAAAGAATGCCCATCGTTTGATGTGCAAAAATGGAAGGCGGAAAACTTATGATATTAGACGTTGTAAAATTAGCAATCGGTGCAGGCACGCACATAATGAAAAACAGGCAACAGCGCAAAATGCTCGAGTCAGATGCTGCTATGTTGCATGCACAGAAAATGGCTAATGGTGAAATCGAGTATCAAGCAGCCGTAAGACAGTCAAACGACAAGGGATGGAAAGACGAATTTGTCCTCATCCTCGTGTCGGCGCCCGTGATATTGTTGATATGGAGTGTCTTTAGTGAAGACCCAGATATACAACAGAAACTGCATATGTTCTTTGAGCAGTTTAACAATCTGCCTTTTTGGTACCAGACGCTCTTTGTCGGAGTCGTAGCTAGTATATACGGTTTGAAGGGCGTAGATATATTTAAGAAAAAATGATTTGGATAATCTCAGCCATGTTGGTGTACCATGATGTGCCACAACCTGTGCTGACTGATTATACAATAAGATCGTTTGATACTAAATACGAGTGCATAGAGTATACGTGGGACAATAAAGTAGAAATGGTTGACACTTTGCTTGAGATGCACCGATATAAAGAAGATAAAGAATTAAAGACATTTGCATTTTTTTGTGAGAACAGGTACGTGCAATTAGATGAGGTATGAACACTATATCAGATGATATTCTTGAATGGTCTGAGAAATATCTAGAACCAAAAAACGAACATCTAGGTGATGTCCCTGTTTGCCCCTATGCTCGCATGGCTAGGCTGCAAAAAAAATATCGAATACTAGAAGTTCACAATCACGACAGTTTTATTGATCAAATAGTCAAGGGCATAGAAATAGTCAGAGACCCTGACATACAAATAGTTATAGTTGGTTGCAGTGACATTCGAATGGAGCCAGAAGAGCTGGC